TTTTTTTTTCAATTGCTCTGTTTTTGAAATATAACCCGTTGAAATTATTAACAGATTCGACACGATGTAACTTTTACGCCGACAGTGTAATTTTATTGTTTTCCTACCTAACATGCACAAAACTTAAATCGTGCTTATTTACCCAATGTTTTCAAGTACTTAATTTTCTATTTTTATTTTTTCTATTTTTTTTGAAAAAAAGACTTGACAAATCCGTATTTTGACCCTATAATAGATAAGTAAGGGTAGGATTAAGCGAATACTTGTCGTGTCACGGTAAGCGGAATAATATCCACTTCCTCATCATACTCACAGATATAAACAGAGAAGTTACGGATATTCACCCGCACCTTATCTTCCTTTTTCATACATACTTTGTAAATTTGAAAGCAATGCTATGAGCGTACCAGCCAAGAAGCGCGAACTTACCGAAAAACAAAAAATTTTTCTTGATAACCTATGCATAAACGGTGGAGATGTACTCAATGCGATTGAAGTTGCAGGGTACTCTTCAAAGTCTCGTGGTTGGTTGGTACGTTCCCTTAAAAATGAAATTATTGAATATTCACGAAACCATCTTGTAAGCTCCTCCGTTAAAGCGGTTACGCGCATTACTGAGGCGCTTGATCACGATGGCACACTTCCATCTTCGCAAATGGACACACGCCTAAAGGCTGCTGGTGATATCCTTGATAGGATCGGTATTTCTAAGAAGCAGGAAATCGAACATACAGGTGAAATTGTACACGGCATCGTTTTCCTTCCTGCGAAGCAACCAATGAAAGATATAACCGTAGAGGGGATATAAGGTATGGCGAAAAAGAAAAAGAAGACGGACCCTAATGAAATACTTCCTGCTGATCCAGAGGACGTAGAAGAGTATCGAAAATTTATGAATAAACTATCTTCTAAAAAAGAAAAAGACGCAATTTTAAAAGATTTGGTAAAACAATTAGTCGAAGATGTTAAAACTTATGAAAGAGGCGAACAAGCAAAAAAAATGGCGACTGATGAATTTAGACAGTCCATGAAGAAACCGGGAGCCTCCGATAAATATGCAGGACAGGCATGGGAAAAAGATAGTTCTAAACGTATACAAGAAAAAAAACTTAAAGATGCTAAAGAAAAAGGCGTACTAAAAGATATAAAAAGGGGGAAATCCCCATATCACACAGTAGCCAAAGGTGGTTACATCAAGAAATATTCCCGTGGCGGCGGGGTACGTAAAGCACAGTACTAAATGGCCCGTCCTAAGTTAAAGCCGGGAGAACAGGGCAACTACCACGTTTCACGCAAGGAACAGGAAACACGCAAAGTACGGAAGCGCCTTCGCACTCATGAGCGTGATCTTAAAAAGCAGGAAAAAAAAGCAGTACGTAAACGAGAAAAGATAAAAAATAACAAAGAACTGCTAAATGTGATACAAAGTGGAGGAGTTATCACCAATACAGAGGTGGAAAAGCTTCTTGAGGACGATCAGGAGCTTGTATTTGCTCCCAATACGGGGCCACAAACAGACTTTCTTGCGGCCCCAGAAAAAGAAGTACTCTATGGAGGTGCAGCGGGTGGTGGCAAAAGCTACGCAATGCTTGTTGATCTTCTTAGGTACGCAAATAACAGTAACCACAGAGCCTTGCTGCTACGTCGAACGCTTGCAGAATTAACGGAGCTAATCGATCAAAGCAAAAAGCTGTATTTTCATGCTTTTCCCAAAGCGAGGTTCAAGGAATCTACAAAAACGTGGGAGTTTCCCAGTGGAGCGACTGCACTTTTCAGTTACGTAGATAAAGATGACGATGTATACCGCTATCAAGGTCAATCCTTTACGTGGATTGGCATTGACGAACTAGGCCACTATCCTTCGCCGTATGTGTGGAATTATCTTCGCTCACGCCTTCGCACGGCGGATGAAACGATTGAAACGTACATGAGAGCAACTGCCAATCCCGGTGGAGTAGGGGGCTGGTGGATTAAAAAGATGTTTATCGATCCAGAACCCCCAAATACTTCGTTCTGGGCCACTGACATCGATACGGAAAAAACTCTTGTGTACGGGCAGAACCACGTTGATTCAGGAAAGCCGTTGTTTCATCGTAAATTTATTCCGGCCCGTTTAACGGATAATCCGTATCTCATGAAAACGGGCGAATACGAAGCGATGTTGTATTCGCTTCCAGAGGTTGAGCGGAAACGCCTTTTAGAGGGCGATTGGGATGTAGCAGAAGGGGCTGCATTTACTGAATTTAACAGATCGGTCCACGTAGTTCAGCCCTTCGAAGTTCCTGAAGGATGGGCTAAGATAAGGGCTGGTGATTATGGATATAGTTCTCCTAGTTGTATTCTTTGGGGTGCAATTGATTGGGACGGGAATCTTTGGATATACCGAGAGTTATATATTAAAGGGTACACAGGAGAAGCACTTGCTACGCTAATTCGAGAAATGGAGCGAACTGACGGTCAAATGTCGCTATCTGTTCTTGATAAATCGTGCTGGAATCGTACAGGATTAGGCCCGTCCATAGCAGAAACTATGATACGTGGAGGAGTAAGGTGGATTCCGTCCGATTCTAATAGGCTTTCTGGTAAAATTGAAGTACACAGGCGTCTTGCAATGAATGAATATGGGGAACCACGACTACGTATTTTCTCTACGTGTACAAATCTAGTACGAACTCTTCCTACGTTGCCGCTATCTAAGACCAATAGCGAAGACGTTGATACAAAGGCAGACGATCATGCGTATGATGCACTACGGTATATGTGTATGACACGTCAAATTTCTACACCACAGGCGGCTATCTTTAAGAATATGTATACTAGACCACCAGAACTTACAGATGCTACTTTTGGATATTAAGTATTATGGCAGATAAACCTCCATATCATGAAAATCCCTTTATAAGGAAACGTTTGCGTGATCGATGGGAGAAAGCCCAACAGGATATAAAACAAGACCCTCTTATAAAATATAATAATGAGGAACAGATTAAAATAAGAGAATTTTTTTCTTGGTTAGACGGTTCTTCTGGAAGAGAATTTTTAAGAGAACAGGCTGAAAAGGGGATTCCTGATACTCCTGAAAATAAGGGCTTTCTTGATTCGCCACTAGGAAAAATATGGTTACAAGAACATGGCGGTAAGCTGTGGCTTAGTACAGATGACGGTTACACCTTTTTAGACAACAGGCGAGATGATGCACGTAGACGACCTACACAGTTGGATAAATGGACAGAACCTTCGACTGTAACAGAATCTCATTTGAAGCAGGAGTATAAAAAATTATTTGATAAGCCTTCTTCTACAGAGCTTTTAACAGATAAGGGGAAAAAGAGCCTTTCTAAAAAGTTAGGAAGACCTATTGGTGAAGAAAGGAAAAACAGAGAAGTAGAAAAAGCTAGACAGCAAAATAGCAAAGTAAAATTTATTAAATTTCAGGCACTTTTTAATCTGATAGAAAACGTAAATAAGGGGAATGAAATTTATTCTATGAACCCTTCTCCACTAGAAGGACAACATTCTGCTTCTTATTTGAATATGCACAATTTTTTAAAAAATACTCTTGAATGGTCTAGTAGCGAACTTTCACCTGCTGAAGATTTTTCAGGAAATGGCGGTGGAGATTTTTTAATGCAACACTGGCTGTTAGAGCAAGGACTTCTTAAAATAAAAAGTTCTAAGTGGGTTGAAGATAGTGTATCATCGTATTATCGTTTTGATAAAGATAAAGCAAAGAAGCCTATTACTCCTAAAGGCTTAGAAACAGAGTGGAAGAGCGATATGCTGTCGCGCATAGTAGAAGGAGAAGAGGACTATCGTGGTGAAGGAAGCCCTTATTGGGCAGAGAATATACGGAAAAAATTTGAAGCGGGGGCACTTAGTGCACAGGAAACAGTCAAGATCGGTGGATTCGCAAGAAAGTTTGCAGATGAATATGAAAACCACCCCGCTGGTGTAAGGGTTCATGGGCGTTTAGACCCAGAGAATGAAGGGTTTTGGCTGTATCCTGATGGTACAAGAAAAAAAATACCAGAAATCACAAAAGAACAGTTTGAAAATTATGTAAATAAAGCAGTAAAAAAAGTAAAGAAACAAAGAGAATGGACTAAAAAAGAAAATGCAAGGATAGAAAAGGAATGGGGATGGGTACATGACTATAGAGGCAAAGGTCTTGGCAGCGAGTATTTTCCGTCAGGATCGAAGGATGGTCAAAAAACACATTTACAACAACAAAAATTACGAGCATTTCAAGAAACCGGACCTAAAATTCCTATAAAAGTAAAAAAGGTAACTCAAAAGGTAAAAATTGGAAATTATTGGCACGGGGGTACAAGATATAGGAAAACTACTAAGTATTATGTATTAGAACATGAATATGAGGTAAACCCTAATTTTCAAAAACTTCTACCGATAATACTTGAAAAGGTAGAACAAGGACGGCCTCACGCCTTTTTAGAAGATATGTCTAAAGTATCTAATATAGAATCTCCTAAGTTGGTTTCACCAGAGCTAAGTAAAGAAGTTGATGACGTGCTTTCTAAAGCGGAACAAATAGCACCGCCACCCGAACAGGAGGTTCCCTTACCAGAACAAGCAACTAAAGTACATACTCCACAGGAGATGAAGGCCCGATTGCAAGAAAAAGCAGCAGAAAAAAGAAAAGCACAGGCTGACCGTCTTCGTCCTAAACCGGTAGCACAATCTCTTCCTGATCCTAAAAATGTTCAGCAGCCAATGAAGCCAGCAGCAGAACCTGCACCTAAAATGCCTTCATTAAGAAGCGCACAACCAGTACGGCCTCTTACTGAAGGGGGACAAAGAAGCGGAAGACCGGTTCCTCCGGTTCCCGGCACCGGAAAACCAACTACACCAACCGGAGGAGGAAGCGGAGGAAGTTGGTTTTCAAATCGTAAACGACCTAAATATCAAGAAGGTGGATTTATCACTTTCTAAGCATATTAAAAAGGAGAAAAAATATGCCATCTAATTATCGTTATCCCGGTAAGTCTGATTTTGAAAAACAAACTAAAGCGGGACGTATGAGCGATGCAAACGAAAGTTCTTTGTATCGTGAAAAAATGGAGAAGCGTCTTCTTGGTGAGACGGACAATCCAAAGCCGTTTGCTGGTTCAGTTGCATACCCCTCCACCAAAGGGTCTGTACACACCACCATGTCGATGAATCAAAGGACTATCAAACAGGGTGAAATGGGCTAAATAAAGCACATGGTTGAGAATAATAACGTCGAAGGCGATCAGTCTGGAACGATAGATCCTGAAGATATACCGTATGCGGTAGGACACATCAAAGCAAAGTTTACCGAAGCAGAAAACGGACGATACGAATCCGAACTTCGGTGGCAAAAAGCGTATAAAAATTATCGTGGTGTTCTTGACGGTACTACGGCGTATACATCAACGGAAAAAAGCAAGGTCTTTGTAAAGATTACAAAGGTAAAAGTATTGGCAGCATACGGACAGATTACTGATATTTTGTTTTCCAATAAGAAATTTCCGCTTGTTGTAGAATCTACGCCTCTTCCAGAGGGCATAGCTGAGTTTGCACATCTTTCGCAAAACCCGCTGGGTCAGCAACAGGAAGAAGAGCCTAATGCCTTCTTGGCTGGCCTAGAGGAAAAATATGGGGAATCGCAGTCTCTTAAACCGGGACCAGCAAAGATGGGTGAACCACAGATTGAGCCAGCCCGTGAATCTGCGCTCAAACTAGAAAAGGTTATTCATGATCAGCTAATCAATGCAGAAGCAGTGAAGATACTACGGCATGCAATTTTTGAGTGCTGTCTTCTTGGCTGTGGTATCGTAAAGGGTCCGTTTAGTAACTTTAAAGAGATACAGGCATGGGAAGTTGGCGCGGAAGGTGCACGAACGTATGCTCCGTACCAAAAGAACATCCCCATAATTTCCGGTGTATCGTGCTGGGATTTCTATCCTGATCCAGCCGCAACTTCTATTGAAGATTGTGATTACGTTATTGAGCGACATAAGATGAATCGTGAGCAACTTCGCTCATTGCGTAATAAACCACATTTTGATCTGGATGCTATTAATCAGTGTCTTGATATGGGGCCGAACTATGTTGAGCGTGGGTACGAATCGAGCATTAGAGATGAAGATGACTTCGATACGGCGCATAAAAGTAGGTACGAAGTTCTTGAGTACTGGGGATATCTGGATAAAAATCTTGCTGAACAGCTTGGTTTAGAATTACCAGAAAAGCAGGACAACTTAGATTCGCTTCATACCAATATCTGGATTTGCGGCAACCAGATTCTACGTGCAGTTATCAATCCGTTTACGCCAGCACGTATTCCGTATCAAGCTGTTCCGTATGAGATTAATCCGTATAATTTCTTCGGTATCGGCGTAGCTGAGAATATGGAAGATGCCCAGATGCTTATGAATGGTCATATGCGTATGGCTATTGATAATCTTGTTCTTGCCGGTAATATGGTCTTTGACGTAGATGAGACTTCGCTTGTACCGGGACAATCTATGGAAATTTATCCCGGTAAGATATTCAGGCGGCAGAGTGGTGTAACAGGAACCGCTGTTCACGGTTTGAAGTTCCCCAATACAGCGCCCGAAAATATCCAGATGTATCAAGTATCGCGTCAATTGGCCGATGAAGAGACGGGTATTCCGTCCATCATCCACGGTCAGACAGGCGTAACGGGTACTGGACGTACCGCTGCTGGGCTTTCTATGCTAATGAGTTCAGCAGGGTTAAGTATTAAGACAGCAATCAAAAACATTGATGATTACCTTCTTAAACCGATGGGTGAGGGGTATTTTCAGTGGAACATGCAGTTCAACGAGGAACATCCCGATATTATGGGAGACTTAGAAATTAAACCAAAAGGAACTGCTGCTGTGATGCAAAAGGAAATCAGGTCACAGCGATTATTGACCCTACTACAAACAGTTGCTAATCCGGCACTTGCTCCGTTTATCAAGATTCCGAATTTGATAAAGGAACTTGCTATAGCACAGGATATTGATCCTGATTTGCTTGTAAATGATATGAATGAAGCAGCCGTATTTGCAGATATACTGAGAGGACTTACTAATGCTCAAGGAACAGGCACGCAGGGTGGTCCCGCTGGTCAGCAACAGAGAGGCGTGGACGGCGCTGGAGGAGTTCCTGTTGGAGCAAATCCAATGGACGAATCGGGCGTTGGCGGTGGAAATATCGGAGTTGGAAGTGCGCCGGTTGCAGGGGAGAGCGGCTTTACTGGAAACCCTCCTCAATCTTAAAACAAATGCAAAAGCGGCAATAGAAAGTGAAGAATAAATAATGGTTAATTCTACTGGTTTTGTACAAGCTCCGCAAGTAGCCCTTCCAGAAGTTGCACGAACATTTGAGGTTCCAGAAGTACCGACATTTTCTGGAGTTCCTCAAGTTCCTACAACTGGTGGAGGTTTTCTTGCGCCGTCTGGACCGGGACAACCCGCTACTTCTCTTGCGCCGTC